AGAGGTCAATGGGCGCGCCTAGGGTGGGGGCGTGGGTGCAGTCTTAGAACCAAAAGAAATAAAGACCGCGCCCGAAGTCAGTTTTTTCTATCCACACAATTTAGTTACAGGTGAAACCAAATGGCTCGCATAGCGCAGCCCCGCGAAGTTGCTGAACTGAAGGGGGCGCACAAGAAAGACCCCCAGCGGTATCGCGGGGATGTGGTGAAGTCTGGCTTGCCGCTTGGCAATGCGCCGGATCATCTTACGGAAGGTGAGAAGACCTGCTGGTTTGAGCTTGAGTCCTACGCGCTTCCTGGCGTGCTGACCGCAGCCGACCGGATCATGCTTGAGCTTGCGGCTGAGCTTTTGTGCAAGCGCCGCCGCTGGGATGGTGGTGAGGGGTTGTCGGTGGGCGAGCGCAGTGCGTTGATTTCGATTCTGGCTCGACTGGGCATGTCCCCGGCAGATCGGCAGAAGTTCACCACGGAAGAGAATAAAGACAGCAACCCGTTCGCCAACCTTGAACAGTGAGCGAGAAGCATTGGAAGCGCGCCCTACGGTATGCCGAGGGTGTGGTTGCCGGGGACGTTGTTGCCTGTAAGTGGATACGGCTTGCCTGCCAGCGGTTCCTTGATGACCTAGAGCGAGAGGACATCCGCTTTGACGAGGTCGCCGCCCAGAAGGCGGTGAACTTCATTCAGCACCTTCCGCACACCAAGGGGCGGTGGGCTGCAAAGCGTGAACTGCTAGTCCTGAGTGATTGGCAGGTTTTCGTGGTTTGCAACATCTTTGGGTGGTTTAAGGGTGATACCCGCCGTTTCTGGACGGCGTTCCTGCTTATCGCCCGGAAAAACGGCAAGTCTGCGCTGGCTGCGGCGATTGCGCTGTATATGTTCGTTGCTGATAACGAGTTTGGCGCGGAAGTCTACTCCGGTGCCACAACCGAGAAGCAGGCGTGGGAAGTGTTCCGTCCGGCGAAGTTGATGGTCGAGCGGACCCCGGCGCTGAAGAATCACTTTGATGTTCAAGTGAACGCCAAAAATATGCACATCCTGTCCAATGGTTCACGGTTTGAGCCTTTGGTAGGGAATCCTGGCGATGGCTCCAGCCCGCATTGCGCGATTGTGGACGAGTACCACGAACACGCGACCGACGAGCTTTACCAGACGATGGAGACGGGCATGGGGGCGCGTGAGCAGCCGCTGATGCTGGTTATCTCCACGGCGGGCAGCAACCTAGCGGGTCCGTGCCACGACCTTCAGAAGCGCGCTGAAGCGGCCCTGGAAGGCCGGGAATCAGACGACTCACTTTTCGCAATGGTGTTCACCTGCGATGAAGACGACGAGTGGGACTCTGACGAGGCGCTGATAAAGGCCAACCCTAATCTTGATGTATCGGTGTCCGGCGACTTCCTCCGACAGCAGAGGGAGCAGGCCCGCCGGTCATCGACCAAGCAAAACCACTTCAGAACCAAGCACCTCAACCAGTGGGTTGGGGCGAGGACGGCATGGATGAACATGCTGGCTTGGCAGCGGCAGAAGAGGGAATTTTCTCTTGAGGACATGCAGGGGCTTCCCTGCTGGATGGCTGTAGACCTTGCGTCGAAGCTGGACGTTGCTGCCTTGGTGCTGCTGTTCCAGAAGGGTGATGAATACTACCTATTGCCGAAGTTCTATGCCCCAGAGGCAGCGGCAGAGCAGAACTCCAAGTATCGGGATTTCGCGCTAGGCGGGCACTTGACCCTGACGCCAGGGAACATGACGGATTACGCCTTCATCGAGGAAGACATACAGGAACTGGCGAAGGTGGTGGATCTTCAAGACATCGCCTTTGACGACTGGCAGGCCAACTACCTCATCACTCGACTGACGGATACCAGCCTGCCGGTGGTGAACTACAACCAGACGGTAAGGAATATGTCCGAGCCGATGAAGGAACTGGAAGCCAGGGTGATCGAGCGCCACCTATGGCACGACGGCAACCCGGTAATGACCTGGATGATGGGTAACGTCACGGCGAAGGTAGACGCCAAGGACAACATCTATCCGAGGAAGGAAAACGATTCCAGCCCTCATTGCAAGATTGACGGGCCTGTGGCCGCGATCATGGCGATGGGCAGAGCGTTACAAGGGCAGGAGAAGCCCAAAGAGTACCAGATGATGGTGTTTTGATATGGAAAAAACCTTTAGAGCCTACAGCGTCCTTGAGACAAAGAACTGGGACGAGGACGAAGACAAGATGATTATTGAGGGCATTGCTTCGACGCCCTCACCTGATCGCATGAATGACATCGTGGAGCCGATGGGTGCGAAGTTCAAAACGCCCATGCCGCTCCTTTGGCAGCACGATCACAGCCAGCCTATCGGTTACGTGACGTTTGCCAAGCCGGAGAAGAAGGGCATCCCCTTTAAGGCTGAGATTCCTAAAGTGAAAGAGGCTGGGCGGCTCAAGGATCGTCTTGACGAAGCCGTGCAGTCCATCAAGTACAAGCTGGTCACTGCTGTATCCATTGGCTTCCGTCCTATTGAGGACGCATATGAGTTCATGGAAAACGGCGGCATCCGGTTCAAGGAGTGGGAGTGGTACGAGTTGTCTGCTGTGACCATCCCCGCCAACTCCGAAGCCGTCATTTCGGCAATCAAATCCGTTGACCAAGAGCACCTTCCTCCGCAGAGGAACAAGGGTGCTGGTGAACGCTCTACCCCAGGCCCCGCTGCGGCCAGACGACCCATTCAATTAGTACCGAGGAAGAAAGCATGAAGACCTACGCTGAACAGGTGGGTGACCTGGAGAACACCCGCGCGGCCCGTGTGGCCCGCATGGAAGAAGTCGCCAAGAAGGCGATGGAAGAAAGCCGCTCTATGGACGCTTCCGAGCAGGAGGAGTTTGACGACATCAAGTTGGAGATCAAGCAGCTTGATGGCGACATCCAGCGGTATCGTGAACTGGCGCAGATGTCTCAAGCCTCTGCCGCTCCGGTTGAGGACAAGACCAAGCATGTTGACGATAAGGTGAACAAAGGCCCGACTGTCTTTGCTCGCAAGGCGGACCCGGATGACAAGTTTGAGGGCCAGTCCTTCATCCGCTGCCAGATCGCCAAGGCGCTTGGCGTGATTGACGGCACCAGCCCGCTTCGGATTGCCGAGGATCGCTGGGGCAAGACGCATCCCAACCTTGTCAACGTCATCAAGGCAGACGTTGCCGGTGGTGGTTCGGGTTCCAGCGAATGGGGCAGCGAGCTTGTATCTCAGGATACGTGGCTCGGTGACTTCCGCGAGTTCCTGTATGCCCAGACGGTTTACAATCGTCTCGGCGCACGGGTGGTTCCTGCCAACGTCACGATCAAAGGCCAGGATGGCGCATCCACCGCCTACTGGGTTGGTGAGTCCAAGGCCACTCCGGTGACCACTGCGGACTTCAACGAAGTCACCCTGACGCCCCTGAAGGTTGGCACGATTGCCATTGCCTCTCAGGAGCTTCTGCGTGACTCGTCCCCGGCGGCTGAGATGCTGATTCGTGACTCTATCGCCGAAGCGGCACGTCAGAAGATTGACTCCACCTTCTTCTCGACTTCTGCTGCTGTGGCTGGCTCGACTCCGGCAGGCATCCTGAACAACATTCCCGGCACCACTTCTGCGGGTACGGATGGCGATGCTGTCGCCAACGACTTTAAGGAGATGATGTATCGGTTTGTTCAGGCGAACAACGCCTCTGGCCGTCTGGTGGTGGTGATGAACCCGACCAACGCGATTGGCCTGTCCCTGCTGCGTAACGCGCTTGACCAGTACGAGTTCCCGACTGTGGACCGTACCGGCGGCACGATCTACGGCATGGAGGTCATCACTGGCGAGAACATCAACGCCAACCACATCATCATGCTCAAGCCGTCCGACATCTACATGATCGGCATGGATGCGCTGAACATCAGCGTTTCTATGGACGCGAGCGTGGAGATGAACGACAGCCCCGCTGCTGACACGGATACGCCGACTGCGCCCACGGGCAAGACGGTATCTCTGTGGCAGACCAACAGCGTTGGCTTCAAGGTCATGCA